ACATCTTTTAATTTAAAAGGTGATGACTTTATTACTTTAGATTACAAAGCAGAAATACAACATCTATTTCATATGCATTTCTTTCCTAAGTTTGATTTAGAAAAAACTATTAAAGGTACACCTACAAAAAATGAATTGAATAAACTTATAAAGAAACTTAAGCAAGAGAATCCTTCGAAGTTTAAAGCTCTTCATACTTATAATCTAAAAGGTGTAGGCCCAGGTGAAGCTACATTGTTTTTCCTTATTGACAAAGCACACCTAGGTGGAGGTTCATCTGCTGGTGTAGACTTAGTTGTTGGTAGTAATAAGTATGAAGTTAAAGCTGGTAATTTTAATGCTAAGCAAAATGCTTATAAAGATTTTAAACTAGGTGGCACTGTCCCTATGGATAGAATGGTAAAAGCTGCATTTGAATTAAGAGCAATAGTAGATCCTAAATTAAGAATGGGTAATGAAAAAAACGGTGTAAATGGTAAACAGATTGAAGCTATAATGAAAGATAAAGGCTTAGCTTCTAAATGGAATAAAGATGTGGAAACACCTTATCGTAAAGCAGCATCCAGATACTTAAATAAAAATCCACTTATATTGATGATAAATACAACTCCTAAGAATCAGGTTGGAGAAATATATCATATTGGTAATGTAAAAGATTCTCAAATATTTGTAGATGTTGTTACTCAAGGAACAATTAAACCAAAGATTATAGCATCATGAAATTTAATGAATATATAACTGAACAAAAGAATACTCATATGACTCATATCGAGGACAAGGTAGTCTACGGTGGAGTTAAAGGAACTAGAGACGCAATCATGGCATTGCGTTCTTTAAGAGATATGCTAGGAGGCGTACATGATGGAAATGTTAGTGTCAAATGGGATGGTGCTCCTGCTGTGTTTGCTGGGATCGACCCTAGTGATGGTAGATTCTTCGTGGCGAAAAAGGGGATCTTTAACAAATCTCCCAAAGTATACAAGAGTAATGCTGATATTGATGCTGATACTAGCGGCGATCTCAGTACAAAGCTTAAGCTCGCTTTACAGTATCTACCCGAGCTAGGAATCAAAGGAGTAGTCCAAGGTGATTTTTTGTATAGTAAAGCGGATCTTAAAACACAAAAAATCAAAAATAAATCGTATGTTACGTTCCACCCCAATACAATATTATATGCAGTACCGGCTGGCACGGACATGGCCGGGGAAATTAAGGCAGCAAAGATTGGAATCGTGTGGCATACGAGCTACACAGGAAACTCATTCGAAGGAATGAAACAAAGCTTTGGTGTAGATATATCTAAATTTAAAAAATCAAAGAATGTATGGTCACAAGATGCTATGCTTCGAGATTTGACTCAATATACTATGACACAAAAAGATACAGAAGAAGTAAATGAACACCTAAGGAATGCAGGATTTATATTCAATAAGATTGCGGGTAATACGCTTCGGCAGCTTGAAAAGAATAAAATCCTTACACAATTGATTGAGCAACATACTAATTCATATGTAAGAGCTCAGGCAATGCCACCTGATCCAGCTAAAAGAGTAGATGCTCTTATAAAGTTTATTCAACAGAAGTATAAAAAAGAAATTGATAAAAGATCTACTGATCAAGGTAAAGATTCACAACGATTAAAACTTGGTGAGATACTAAATTTCTTTTCAAGTAAAAATAAAACAGCACTAAAAAATATATTTGAATTACAAAGATCTATAATTCTAGCAAAACTAAAACTTATAAATATACTTAATCAGCTACAGTCTGTAAGGGCTTTCTTAAAAACTAAACGAGGGTTTAGAACTACGGGCCAAGAAGGATATGTAGCAATTGACAAACTTGGTAGTGATGCAGTGAAAATTGTGGACCGTATGGAGTTCTCATACGCAAACTTTTCACCCAATATATTAAAAGGATGGGATACACCAGGAAGGAACTAACGATGGCAGAAAAACTGCTGCGCTTTAAAGATTTATACATGGCTGAATACCGGCCGGGTGAAGATGAGCTTACAAATTATCGTGCATATAAACGTAAGAGACATATGTACGAAGCTACAAAAATGATATGTAAAGATTGTGGTGATGAACAAGGTAAGCCAACGACTGATTGTCCACACGATTGTAGTGGTGGTCCACACTTTGCTCCACAAGATGACGATGGTAAATCTACTGTTGAAGCATTAACTCTTCAACAACGTATGGCTAAATCCCGACAGCTTAAACGAATGAAAGCCAAGATCAAAATTGGTCGTGACCGCGCTAAACGAAAAATGGCTGACACTAAAAAATTAAGAAGTAGAGCACGTAAACAAGCTCGTACATTTATTCTTAAGAAACTTACTAAGGGTAAAGGTAAGAGTGAGTTATCATTTGCCCGTAGAGCAGAACTAGAAAAACGTATGGCTGCTCCTGCTGTAAAGAAAAGAATAGATATGTTTGCTAAGCGTATGTTTAAAGATGTTCGTAAAAAAGAAGTTGAGAGAAAAAAGGGTTAATGAGTTATTCGTTTAAAACTTTTCTAGCTGAAGAAGAAAAGCGGGTTTATTTTACCTTTGGTAGAATGAATCCACCTACTATTGGTCATGGAAAACTTCTAGAGAAGTTAGCAACAATGGCCGGTAATAATCAATATCGAGTTTATCTGTCTCAATCACAAGATAGTAAAGATAATCCATTACAATATAATGATAAGATAAAGATTGCACGGAAAATGTTTCCTCGTTATGCACGTCGAATCATGTTAAACAAAAAAATTAAAACAGTATTCGATGCTCTACAATCATTATATGATGAAGGTTTTGTTAATGTGGTTATGGTTGTAGGTTCTGATCGTGTTAACGAATTTGATATTCTTATCAAAAAGTATAATGGCAAAAAAGCTAAACATGGTCTTTATAACTTTCGAAGAATAGATGTTGTTTCTGCAGGCCAAAGAGATCCTGATGCTAAGGGAGCTGAAGGAGCATCTGCAACAAAACAAAGAGATGCTGCAAGGGCAAATGACTTTACAGCATTTAGCCAAGGACTACCTAGAGTTGTAAATAACTTTGATGCTAAGAAGATCTTCAATAGTGTTCGTAAAGGCATGGGGCTTAAAGAACAAAAAGAATTCAAAAATCATATACAATTAGAACCAGTGAATGAAACAAGAGAATCATATGTAAGCGGTGAATTGTACAAAGTTGGTGATCAAGTAATTATAAAAGATACCGAAGAGATAGCTGAAGTAAAAGTATGTGGTGCAAATTATGTTATTGTAGAAACAGCTAATGGTCAATACAGAAAATGGTTGGAGGCTATTGAACCTATGGAAGAAGGACTATGGGCAAATATTCGTGCACGGCGTGCAGCAGGTAAGCCAAAGAAAAAACCTGGGCAAAAGGGTTATCCTAAAACTCTTGATATTGAAAGTGCTGCTTATCATAAGGGTGTATCTAAATCTACATCTGATAAAAGGAAAGCACATTTTAATAAGAATGCCAAAAAGGCCGATAACGATGCTTCTGCATATAAACCAGCACCTGGTGATAAGACAGCTAAAACAAAAACAAGTAAACATACAATGAAATTTAGGCAAATGTTTGGTGAAGACGAAATGCAAGCTATGGCAAAGAAAAGAATTGAACGCGAAAAAGAAGTTGATAAAATTAAACACGATCGAATGATGGATCGTGCACGTACCAGAGATACTCGAGCAAAGAACAGGGAAACACCATGATTAGGTTTAGTCAATATCTTTCAGAAGAAGAAAAGAAGGGTCTTGCGGCAAAGGCTGAAAAGTCTGGTATGCCAATCGGTATCCTTCGTAAAGTTTATAATCGTGGCATGGCTGCATGGAAAACTGGTCATCGGCCAGGAACAACACCACAGCAATGGGCTATGGCACGTGTCAATTCATTCGTAACTAAATCCTCAGGCACTTGGGGTAAAGCAGACAAAGATCTAGCAGCAAAGGTAAGAGGATAAAATGAAAACATTCGATGAAATCCGAGAAGGTTATGCATCTATGGCTCAACAGCGAGCTGTATGGGCTACTCGTAAAGATGGTGGTAAAGGTCATCCGGATAATAAAAAGAAAAAAGAAGATGTTGATGAAGTTAAGTCTGCTGACAAGAAACCTGAAAAATATACAGATGCAAATGGCAAAGTAAAAATTCGTATGGTGCCAGTTGTCAAAGAACAAGATGAAGTCAATGAATTAGACACTTCTACTTTAGTTTCTTATAGAAAAAAAGCTAATAAGCAAAGATACAGCAATAACATTTCAAAAAGAACTCAGAGAACTGCCGGTGTTGATGCTGCTGATAAAAAGTTGAGAAAACGCAATATTGATAAATTTGGCAATCACTCTCCAAAGGGTGTTGATAGAATGGGTAATCCTAAAGAAGATACTTCCGATGCAGTAAAAGCATTCCTTGCCAAAGGCGGCAAGATTAAAAAACTTGCACCTGCTAAAGCCCAAGGTTACCATGGCAAAGATGATCCGGGTAAAGATGTGCACGGTGTAATGGATAAACCTGACACAAAGCGAATGGGTACTCGTAAAAAAGTCAAGTCTATGGAAGCTACTCAGGTTGATGAAATCTCTAAGGATACTAAAAAGAGTTACATCAAAAAAGCAGCAGATGATATGAGTAAACAGGCAGACAAAATGGCTCGAGCTCAGCGCGGCGATGGAAAGATGGACAAGGCAGTTAATAAGTTCGTTAATCGTCGTAAAGGTATTGCACGTGCATTAGAAGCTAAAGAGACAGATCCTCCATTCGATGATGCTAAGAAAATATCGACTAAACCTACTAAAGATCAGTTCGGTAATATCATTAAGAACCGAGCAAAGCATCTTGCAAGGCAAGCCGCCAAGAAAGCTGGCGGTGATATGGGTGACAAGAAATGAAATCGTTTAAATCTTTTTACGAAGATCTAACATTTAAAGTAGAGGTTGAAGGACTACCGGCTATGTGGATGTCTGGTAATTCACCGGGTCAAGTTAAGAACCATCTTCGTAAATTGGTTAAACAACCGTCAATGATTAAGTCTGTTAAACGGCAAACTAAATTTGATGTAAAGAAAATGTATCGCGATAAAGCTCAGGGTAAAGAAGTTGATGAAATGACTCAACAAAGTAA